GTGCGGGTCCACGGCGAGAAGATCGCCGCAATTGAAGCGAGAATTCCACATGCATGACCGCGTTGAAATTTGGACCGTCTTTCTCTGGCCCGCGCTCTCGGCGCTGCTGAACATCGTCCTACGCGCGCGCACCGCCGAGCAGTGGGCCGTCATGTGCGAGGAGATGCCCCGCCTCGCAGCGGGCATCCGCCTCTTGCGCGCTCTCGGCGTCGACCCGGCGAAGGCCATCCGTTCGGTGCAAGAGCTCGTCGCCGGGGGCCCGAAGTGAATGCTCGTCGAGTGGTCGCCGTGGCTTGCGCTGCTCTGCTTTGCAGCGGGTGTGCGCATCGGTGCGTTCTTGCAGACCGCGCAGCAGTCGCGACGAACGTCGCATGTGCTGCCGCTGGCATGGAGATGGTCGATCCTGTCCTGCTCGTGCGCTGCGACGCGGCGACGCGCGACGTTAGGCGAGCGCTCCGCGAAGGCGCGTGCTCGGAGCACGTCCGATGACTGACGCGGCAAGCGCCATCGCTCTCGCCGAGGCCATCGTCAGCCTCGCGCGCAGCGTCTACGCCTGGATCACTTCCGAAGACAAGAACGCCCCCGTGTCGGCGTGCATCGCAGCCCTTGCCGTGATGCTCGACCGCGAGCCCGAGGCACGCAGGCGCATCGTCGCCGCTTGCGCGAAAGACACTCTGCTGCGCGTGCAGCTCCTCGACATCTGCGGAGCCTACGAACCGGCGTGGCCCGCGTTCGGCAAGCTGCGCAAGGAGATCGAAACGTGACCCCGCGCGAGCTCCCTGCTAGGGCGACGCCGGTGAGCCCGGCCGAAGTCTACCTAGCGTTGCGCTTGCAGCTCGACGCGCAGCTAGGGGCCGAGCAGGTCACGCGCGCAGGGGCGATGATTCTCGTCGGGCAGATGGCCTTGGAGACGGGGCGCTTTCGATCGTCGATGAACTACAATCTCGGCGGCGTGAAATGCGGGTCGAATTGGGCGGGATGCTGGCAACACTTCGCGACGACGGAGCACTTCTCGCCCGCTGTTTCCGCCGAGTACCTCGCGCACGTGCCCGAAGGCGCGAAGGTGGAGCACGTCGGCACCGACGCGAAGGGCCTCTGGATTCTGCGTTTCAGCGGGCGGCATCCGATGAATCGCTTTCGCGCGTACGAGACGCTCGACGTGGCAATGGATTCGCACGTGCGTTTCCTGCTCGGCAAGCGCTACCGCGCAGCGGTTTTCCTGGCGATGGACGGCAAGGCTGGCGACTTCGCGCGAGCGCTTCGCGTCGCGGGCTACTACACCGGCGACCCTGACGACTACGCGCGCAACGTGTCGAGCCTGGCGAAAGAGTACGACCGCACCTTGCCTGCCGACGTTGCGCCTAGCGTGCCCGTTGCCGAGCCTTTGACGATGGCCGCGTCGCTTCCCCCCGTCGAGGCTCACGAGCCCCGCCACGAGCCGCCTACGCCTCAGGTGCGCGAGCCCGTTCTCGTCGGCTGTATGCTTGCCGGCCTGGGTACGTCGACCGCGTACGCCACGACGCAGGACTTGGTGTGGCGGTCACAACGCTCGCTGGAGCAGACGACGGCCGGCGCGGTCGTCCCCACGGCGCAACCTGCTGGCGCGGCGATTGGCGAGCTGCGGCGCCTGAGCGGACTCACGTGGGACCAGCTCGCACGCATCTTCAGCGTGAGCCGGCGGTCGCTTCACTTCTGGGCGAGCGGCAAGCCGATGGCCCCGAGCAACGAGGAGCACCTCCAGCGAGTCCTCGCAGTGGTGCGGAAGATCGATCGTGGCGCCGCGAGCGTGAATCGAACCGCTCTGCTTGGCGCCCGCGAGAACGGCAGCATCCCGTTCGACCTTCTGGTCGCCGGGGAATACGAGGGCTTCGTGTCGCTGCTCGGCCCAGGCGAGGCGCGACGCGTCGCGCCCCCGAAGCTCTCGGAGGAAGCGCGCGCTGCGCGCGCTCCTCGTCCGCCCGAGGAGCTTGTGGGCGCTCTCCAGGACCGCATTCATCCGACCAGCGGCCGTCTCCTCGCTGCGAAGCCGATCGCGACCACGCGGAGGAAGTAAGTGGCGACGCTCGCCCCTGACTCCCGTTGCGCCTCCTCTGGCTACCGTCTCGCTCCCTCGGGTCGGCGAGCCGCTCCCCGTCGTTGCGCTCCCCTGGTGGCTGCGTCTCCTGCGATGGCTGCTCAGGCTGTGAGCATCACCGTCCACGAGCTGCCGGGGCGCATCGTCGCGGTCTACTGCGGCAACTGCGCAGGGGCTCTTCGCCTCGCGTTGCCGATGCCGCTCGACGAGCTCGTGGAGGCAGGGCACGCCTTCCGCGCTCGACACGCCGCCTGCGAGCCGAAGGACAAGCCGACAGGCCCCTTCTGAAATACCAATCGCCCGTGCCGGTACTTGGGGCGGCACGAGCGATTAGGCCCCGCAGTATGCGGGACGTTCAGCGTGGCACGACTCGGCAGCGGGCGCACACTGTTTTCCCGTCGGGCTTGCAAACCCAGCCTTTCGGCAGGTCGACGACGTTCCCGCACCGCTCGGTCGAGGACGTTGCGCCGCAATAATAGCAGCGCCAGTCGTAGGCGGAGCCGATCGGAACGCTCATCGCGTCACCAGCGCGGACCAAGCAGTGAAGAACCGATGACCGCCTCGGGCCATCGCAGCGTGCAGCGGCTCGTGCGTCGACAGGATGTGGTCTCCGATGTACGTTATTCGCGACGGCTCGCTTGGCACGTACTCGGGCAACGCCTGCGCGATGACCGATAGGGGCGTCAGCCTGTGCAGCGACTGCCACGGGCCAGCGCAGACCGACGTGATGGCTCGGTCGGCTCGCCAGATGTCAGCAGGCTCCATCCGAGCGAAGTTTGGCAGGATGGCGATGACGAGCGCCATGCCGTCGATGATGTTCGCTTCGACGAGCGCTTGCAGGCCCTCGCCCTTTGCGACGCATTCAACGCGCACGCGCGTCGGCGAGACCTCCCACGAGGTCGAGGAGCTTCGATGCCGGAACGAGATAGCGTCGCCGTCGACGCTCGGCGGTCGCTGCGAGGGCACGAATTGCGCGTAGTTTTTCGCGGTCTCCCAGTTCCATTCCGCGTCGGATGGGATGGCTTTCGCCCACTTCTGCGAGAAGGCTCTTCCGAGCCTGATTGCGATGCGGCCTACGGTGTCAGATTCGATCATGTGCTTCTTTCAGTGTGCGGCGCGATGCGCCGTCAAATCGCTTTTAGCCTGCAAAAACCCAGCGCAAACAAGAACCGTGTGGCCGATGGACGCGAGATAGCGGTGCCAGTCTTTCTGCACCGCGCTCGTCGTCCCGCCGTCGGCTCGCTTCATTTCGATCCACAGATTCCACGCGGGCACGAAGAGATCCGGCACGCCTGCAACGACGCCTTCGGCCTTCAGCTTCGCTCCCGTCGTGCGGCTGCGCTGCGAGCCGTTCGGGATGGCGAGGATGCGCACGCCTGCGAACGTCTGCCGGAACCACGACACGAGCTCTCTCTGCTCGACGTGCTCCGTTCTCAGAACGGCAGCAGGTCCGCCCATAGCGGGCAATCGTTTGGCTCCTCGACGTACTCGCGGGGCGGCTTTGCTGCGTACTGCTTGCATGATGCACCTTCTTCGAAGCCGCCCGAATGGGTGGCGTAATGGTCGCACGATGCGCAGCATCGTGGAGGGTTGGCGAGGATCTCAAGCCACGTTTTCACGGCGCTCATGCGTCCATCTCCTGGTCAGTATCTCGGCAAATTTGCCGCGCTGCGTGTATCGTACCACACTTGGCGACGCAGCGGAATTCATGATGCGTGCTACTTCGTCGAGGTCGCTCGAAAGAGCCCAGCCCGGCGAGAGACCCGCGTCGGTGGCAACGCGCGCGAGCAGCCGCCGTGCCTTGTCGCCTGCGTACCCGTCGTGGGCGATCGTCAGGTACTCGTCGACTGAATCGGTGAGGCCGCTGTAATAGCGCACGCGCAGCGACTCCTTGCCCGAGCTCCGCCCGACGTGCCGTCGCCATTCCCAGGAGTCGACGTCGAGCTCGCGCACGTCGGACTCAGGTCCGCCCATGATGTCGACGTCGCGCAGCACGAGCGTCGCCTCTTCGGGCGGCGGGAACTCGTTCCCGCAAGCGGGGCACACGCGAGCCGACGGGTTCACAAGCTCGTTGCAGGCGTCGCAAACCTTCACCGGGGCCTCGCCGTTGCCCTTCTTCGCCTTGTTCGGCGGTCGCACGTCCATGATGGGGCCGTGCGTCTCGATGACCCCGGCGAAGTCGAGCACGAGGCAATCGGCCTTACCCGGTGCGGGTCGCATCCCTCGCCCCGCCATCTGAACGTAGAGCCCTGGCGAGAGGGTCGGGCGCATCATGGCGATGCAGTCGACGGACGGATGGTCGAATCCCGTCGTGAGCACGTTTGCGTTCGTGAGCGCGCGCAACTCGCCGCGCTTGAAGGCGTCGATGATTCGCTCGCGCTCCTTCTTCGGCGTGTCGCCGGTCACGCATTCCGCGGCGATTCCCTCGCGCCGAAGCACGGCGCAAACGTCGCGGGCGTGGTCGACGCCGCAGCAGAAAAAGAGCCAGCTCTTGCGACCGCCTGCGAGGACGATCGTCTCGCGCACGATGCGCTCGTTCTGGTCGCGGGTGTTGACGGCGGCTTGCAGCTCGCTCTCGATGTACTCGCCGCCCCGCGTGTGAACGCCCTCGGTGTCGAGCCCTACCTCGGTCCACTTGCTGCGCAGGCGCACGAGGTGCCCGCCGTGCACGAGCTCGTCGATGCCGACCGGCTCAAGGGTCGCGGCGAAGAGCGCGCCGCCTTGGTCGATCATCCCGTGCCCGAGGCGGTAAGGCGTCGCGGTGAGCCCTACGACGCGCAGCGCGGGGTTGATTTCGGCGAGGTCGGCGAGGAAGTCACGATAGCCGCCTTCGTCCTTGTGCGAAACGAGATGCGCCTCGTCGATGAGGACGAGATCGACGTGCCCCACGTCGGCGGCTCGCTTGCGAATCGACTGGATGCCGGCGAAGGTAATCGGCTCGCCGAGCTGACGCCGCCCGATGGCTGCGGAGAAGATGCCCATCGGGGCACCGGGCCAGTGTGCGCGCAGCTTCGAGGCGTTCTGCTCGATGAGTTCCTTGACGTGAGTCAACATCAAAACGCGCGTTTCGGGCCATTGCGTGAGCGCGTCTTCGCAGAGCGCGGCGACGATGTGGCTCTTGCCGCTCCCCGTCGGCAGGACGAGGCACGGGTTGCCTTGGTTGCCTGCGCGAAACCAGTCGTAAAGCTGGTCGATCGCGCGTTGCTGGTACATGCGGAGCTTCATCCGAGGATTCTCCCGCCGAACTTGGCGCGTAGCGCGACTAGGGTCGGGTCAACGCACGCCCTCGGATTCGCGACGATTTCGGTCGATGCGAAGCCTCGCACCTCGCACCCGTCGATCGTGTGTACCGCATCCCCCGAGGCGTCGTACGCGACGGGCCACGGCACGAGGTCGCAGTGCAGGGCGTGGCAGTCGTGCGCCTCGCGCATCCAGTCGGTCGGCATCACGTGGTCGCCGTTACGCGCGCAGGTCCACGAGCTCTCAGGAGTCGCCGTCGAGTGAGCGCAGGTGCGGCAATTGATTTCCTGCACGACCTTCGACCCGTGGCAGAGGTCGTGCGCGCTGCACCACTTGCATTCGTACCACGTCGGGTCGGTCGAGATCGGCGGCGGCATCTCATCCTGGAGCGCGATGCGACGCCCTCGGGCGACGAGCTTCTCGGCGCGCTCCTTGTCGAGCTCGATGCGCTCGATGTAGAGCCGATCGTCGTCCTTGCAGACTGCAACGTAGAGGGCGCGGTCGACGCCCGTGCCCAGCATGTACGCCTGCACCTGCGCGTAATGCTTCGGGTGCGCTTTCTCGACGCCTTCTTTCTCGACCGAGTCGAACGACTTGCGAGCGTGCGTCTTGATTTCGAGCACGTGCGCCTTCTTCGGGCTCTCGGGCACGCCTGCGGTGATGATGCCGTCAATCGAGCCGCTGACGTGCGAGCCGAACTCGACGCGCGTTTGCGCGGTGCCCGTTGCGCGGACCTTCATGCCGATCGCGCGCAGGTCTTCGACGACGGTCTCTTCTTCGCGATGCCCTCGGCGGAACACGCGCAAGATGCGACCTGGGAAGCGCTCGCGCACCGCCCATCGGAAGCCGAGCCACAGCTTGCGCTCGCACTTTTCGCCGAGCGTGCTCGCTCCCATGTGCGGGCGAAAACACTCCTCGTGCGACGAGCGCTTCGCTTCGTGCGCGGCGTCGATGAGGGCCGCGACGGTGTGCTTGGGTTCGGGGATTTTC